TTGGGCGTCGGCTCCATGCTCGCCGGTTTCGGTGCATTCGGCGGCGGTAAGAAGGGCTAACAAGGAAACAACATGGCACTTTACCCTCAGGCATCTGCGGGCGGCATCTATGGCGATGACCCGTTCGCCGCCCAGAGTGCATTCGATGCCGCATTCGGGCCACAGGATCGGCCTCCCGTAACCGCCGTGGATTCTCCTGCCATCCAGCTTCCGGACACGGGAGACTTGGAGCTGGGGGTAGATCCCCAGGTTCAGAAGCGTCCCGGCCTCATGGGGCGCATTCGCCAGCAACCGGGCGGCTCCAAGGCACTTCTCGCATTCGGCGCCTCGCTTCTGTCTAACCCTAACTTCTTCGCCGGTCTGGGCCAGGGGGCAATGGCCTATCAGAACACGCTCGACGCCGAAGCGGACAAGCTGAAGCCTCAGCTCACGAAGGATGGGACGTTCACCTATTCGCGTGACCCCGAAACCGGAGAGATGGTCTTCAACAAGACCCCGGTGGCCGACTACGAGTCCGGCATTGTGGACAAGAAGCTGCTCTCGGCTCAAGCCATGAGCAAGTACCGCACCGATCAGACTGTGGACCTCGGGCGTGACAAGCTCGTCGAAAATGGGCGCCAGTTCGACGCCAACCTGGACCACCAGCAGGCGGTCCTCAAGGAAACGCAGCGGTGGCACGACGCCTCCCTGAAGAACGCTTTCGACATCGCCAAGCTCAACAACCAGACCTCAATTCTGGAGAAGCAGCTTGCCTCCGGTGGAAAGCCTCCCCCGGCTGCGATCCAGAAGCAGGTGGGTGACTATCAGGACATCGTTCAGAAGTCGGACCTGACTCTCAGCCAGGCCCAGCCTATCCTCCAGGCGCTCTCGAACGGGACCCTTCAGCTTGGCGTGGCATCGAACCTGATGAACAAGGCCAAGCTCGCTTCTGGCGTGGGGATCGACGATAGCGCCATCCTTTACGGTCAGCTCGACACCTTCATAGAAAGCCTGCGCAACACGATCCTTATGGACGCCCGCGGCGTTCAGACGGACGGTGACGCGGAACGTGCGAAGGCGATGCTGCTGTCCGGAACGGGGAGCGCAGCTTCTGTCCAGAAGAACCTTCAGATCGTCCTCCAGAACCTTAAGTCGCGCCGCGATTTCGCCCAGTCTCGGGCATCCGACCTTTCCGGCCAATATGGCATCAACACCCCTGCAACCAACGCCATCCTGAGCGGTCAGGGTTCCCCCGCCGCCCCCGCGCCCCGACAAGCTCCCCGCACTGGACAGACCAGCACCGGGGCGAAGTGGCGCATCGTCGGCTAACCCACCCAACTAGGAATCCATCAACATGCCCATCGTCGAGATCGACGGCGTGGGCCGCGTCGAATTGGACGACGGCTTTCTCCAGATGTCCCCTGCCCAGCAGGAAGCGACCATCAACGAGATCGCCGCGTCCGCTCGTCCGCAGGCCAAGCACAGCTCCCCAGCTCCCCAGCAGCAGGCTCCAGACCCTGCGCAGATGCAACCCGCCCCTCCGATGGGCGAAATCCCCCCCGCGGCTCCGCAGCCTGCATCTCCACGACCTGGCGGAACCAACTTCGATTTCGACGCAATGGAGCGTGATTTCCAAGAACAGCAACGCCGCGAGCGTTCGCAGGGTGGACGCACTTCTGCCTACCCGCAGGCTGATAAGACTTCGACATTGGGGGCCGCGGGTCTTGGCGCGGTTGACGGTCTATCCTTCGGCTTCGACGACGAGATTGGTAGCGGCCTAGCGGCTGTCATTCCCGGCATCGGCAAACGGTCGATCTGGGACGGCTCTAGCCTGTCTGATGCTTTCGACGCTAACGTGAAGGCATACCGCGGCACGAAGGACGCAGCTTTCAACGAGCACCCCCTCGCCTATCTTGGCGGCGGCGTTGCTTCCGCGTTCTTGCCGTGGGGCGCCGCAGGTAGCCTCGTATCTGGCGGGCGCGGTATCATTGGGGCCGCCAAGGCCGCAGAAGCGCTCGGGACTGCGAGCAACGCCTCTCGCTTCACCAAGGCCGCAAAGAACGGCATTCTCGCCGGTGCCGCATACGGCGCAGGTAGCGACACCGGAGGAATCACCGACCGCCTCGACGGGGCCGCGACAGGTGCCGCCATTGGCGGCGGTCTGGGTCTGGCAGGCGAAGCCGTGATCGGAGGCGCCCTCCGTGCGTTGCCGAAGGCCAAGGCCATGCGGTTCGCCCAGCGCGAGGCCGAGAGGAACCCCTACGCGGCCTACGATGCTGAAGTTGTCGCTGACCTGGAAGCGGCAACCAAGGATCGTGCTGTCACGGCTACCGACCCCAAGGGCCGCGCTGCCCTGACCGCAAAGACGATCAACAGCGTCGAGCAGCGCTACTTCTCGGAATACAAGAACATCATCAATTCGATGGACGGTCTTCCGGACGTGGACAAGCTCCGTCTCAAGGCGGCGCTGACCGGGAAGCACTCTCTCCCTTCCGGCGAGATCGACGCCTTGCGTGGTACGGTCGAGGGGGACGCGGTGGCCGATGCTATCGTGAAGGTGCAGCGCCTGCGGGCACTGACCCCGGAGATCCGCCGGTCTAACGGGCTGCTGGCTAAGGTCGCAGGTGCCGTAGACTTTATCCCTGGCGTCCCTCCTGGCGTGGGTAACACGATCCGCAAGGTCGGCAGGGCTGTGGGTGACGGCGAAGCTGCCCGCGTAAACGCCGCGGAGAAGCTGCTGGCGAAGAAGCGCGGCTATGCAAAGCTGCAAGAGATGGTCGGGCCGTCCGGTCAGGTCGAAAGTAACGCCGCACTGTGGCAAAAAGTTGCCGATCAGGCAGAGGAGAAAGCCGGAAGCTCGCTGGACGCCCAGATCGAGAAGGTCATTGAGGGCACCCGTAAGGATGTCTCCAAGCGCTTCAGCGTTTCCAAGAAGGATCCTGACTACATCAACTTCAGGAACCGCAACTTCGATCCCGACGCAGTAGCGGAAGCCCGCGACATCGCCAACCGGCGACGCAAGCTGAAGTCTGCGTCTGGCAAGCTCGCAAACGATCAGGACAACAAGCTCGCACAGTTCGACGAAGCGCTCAACGCCGCGCCGCCTGAACCACCGGCCCCGAAGGACCCGACGAAGAAGGAACTGTCTGACTTCCGCAAGTCCATCACGGACCCGACGCCAGACATGCGCGACCTGAACGATCCGGTCCCCACTGACCGGGCACTCGCAAGCAGGGTTCAGAACCGCAACAAGGCCCTAAACAAGCTCGAATCCGCACAGTCGGATTGGGAGGCCAAGCTGGCCGATCCCTCGACTGCGCCACAGCCGAAGGTAGTCAAGCTGCCCAGGGCAGGGGCCAAGGACGCGATCGTCGAGAGCAACATCGAGCAGGGAATCGTAGGCGAGAGCGGTACGCATAACGCCTTCACCCAGCGCGTGGGCGTCACCAAGGACGACCTCATGCGTATCCTGGATCAGGCGCAGGAGGATCACCCGGCAATCGCGTCGGAACTGAACCGCATCCGCTTCAACTACCCGACCAAGGATCGCACGTTTGGTTCGGCCATCGTTCCTAAGCTGAAGGCTATCCGCGACAAGCTCGGTATCGAACCCGTGGCGTCTGAGGCCAAGGCCGCGGCTGAGGCTGCTCCAGTCAAGATCGACGAGGCCGCTCAGGAGCGTCTGGCCGGCGCGACCGAGGCGGCGGCGCCGAAGCTCACCGGAAAGGCGCTTGCTCGGGAACAGGAACTACTCACCCGCTTGGATGAGATTGACCCCGAGCGTATCAGCCTCGGTGACGGTCCTGCCATGCGCGACAGTGAAGCCGGGGTCCTCACCGATCCGGCCAAGCTGGAAGAGGCGAGTAAGATCAAGGACGAGCTTCGTCAGCTTCGTCAGGTGGATCGCCCCATTCAGTGGACTGAAGGCAAGGGCCGCTACCAGGCCCTGGCGAACGGAGCGATCGACGATCTGAACAATGACATTCGGATCGACGGGGCTTCCCTCGCGGCAATCAAGAGGGTCCCCGAGAAGATCAGGGATAGCTTCAAGACCACCGACGAGGCGACCGCCTTCATCGAGAACGAAGTGATCCCCGAGCTGGAAGTGGCGAAGGTCCCCCGTGACGAGATCGACCAGATCAAGGGCTACCTCTACGAGATCGCAAGCCACAAGCCATACGCGACCAAGGAAGCCTACGAGGCCGGGACGAAGGCCAACCCACGCGGGCGACCGCGCAAGCAATAATCAAGCACGTCTGGGGCGAGGGAAACCTCTTCCCAGGCGGTGCCAAAGGACACCATGTTCAACATTACCAACAGCGTTCAGACGCTGATGAACGCCGAAAGCGTCAGGGACTCGAAGCTCCTGAACGATGACGAGCGGCGCATACTGCTGTGCGCCATCCGCGACAGCGTGACTGTCATGCCTGGTCTTCCCGATCACTCGCTGCTCGTCCGTCAGGCCATAGAACGGATGATCGACAGTGAACGACAGCGAAGCGGCACCGCCGCGAAACAAGGGCGGAAGGCCCAAGGGGTCGAAGAATCGACCGAAGTGGCTGCTAGAGGAACTGAAGAAAGCACCGAAGCGGCCACGCGGGCGCCCGAAGGGGGCGAAGAACCTACCGAAGACGCTGGACGAGCTGATCGCCCGAAGTCTCGAAAAACCAAAGCCTCGGCCTCCGCGCCCGCCTAAGCAGAAAAAGTCCTACGAGACGAGCTTTGCGCGGCTGAAGCGAGAGGACCCCGAAAAGATGGCCGAAATCGCCCGACGCGGCGCCCGCAAAGCGGCAGCCACGCCTCGATCTCCTGTCGGCATCCAGTTTCGCACCACCAAGCGCGAATGGGCACTGATGCAGGACGAGGCCCGCAAACTCGCACACAGGATTTACAAGCAAATGGACATCGAAGGTTCCCTTCCCGAGAACCCGATTGCCCGCAAGGCAATGAAAACGGCCTTGGAGATGCTGGCGCTGGACAACTCGACCCGCGACAAGCTCTCCATCGTCCGCACTCTTCTCGAATACACCCACTCCAAGCCTGCGGCGACGCAGAACGTCAATCTCCGCACCGCGGAAGACTTCCTCGACGAGCTGGCCGCGGAGGATGGCACTGACGGATGATTACCGACGCCCATAAGCGGCGGTTGGAAATCCGGAAACGGCTCAAGGACGACTTCGACTACTACGCCCAGAAGGCCCTAAAGATCAGGACCAAGGACGGCGACATTGTGAACCTGCGCCTCAATGAAGCGCAGCGCCGTCTCTTGGAAATGGTCAATGCCCAGCTTCGCAGCGAGGGCAAGGTCCGCGTCATCATCCTGAAGGCTCGTCAGATGGGCCTTTCGACTGCCGTTGGCGCGTTCATGTATTGGTGGACCTCACAGCGACGCGCCCAGAAGGCGATGGTCGTTACCCATCACGCGGATAGCACCAAGGCGCTGTTCGACATGACCCGGCGCTATTACGACAACACGCCTGAGGCCCTGAAGCCCACCACGCGCTACTCGTCGCGCAAGGAACTGAGCTTTGCCAAGCTGGACAGCGGATATGCCGTTGCGACCGCAGGCGGTGACAGTGTGGGCCGCGGTGAAACTATCACGGTCGCCCACGTCTCCGAGCTGGCATTCTGGCCGAAGAACACCGCCAAGGACATCCTCAACGGCCTGCTCCAAGCCATCCCCAACCGGCCCAACACCTGCGTCTTCATCGAAAGCACCGCCAACGGTGTGTCCGGTGAGTTCTACAATATGTGGCAAGGCGCAGTTGAAGGGACGAACGGCTACATTCCGGTCTTCCTGCCCTGGTTCATTCAGGATGAATACCGCGAACCCGTCCCTGATGGATTCGAGCGGACGCCCGAGGAAGAACGGCTCGTGGAGCTGCACGGCCTCGACGATGAACAGCTCATGTTCCGCCGCCGCAAGGTCGCGCAGAACGGGATCGACCTGTTCAAGCAGGAATACCCCTCG